GTGGAAGTCGAGGTTTCTCGCATGATGGCAGCAGCGGCAGCCAAGCTGTTGCAGAAAGATCAGGCAGAGATGGCTCAACAGCAGGCGCAGCAAGCGGCTCAAGACCCGCTGGTGCAAATGCAGCAACAGGAGTTGCAGCTCAAGGCGGCAGAAGTCGAGATTAAGAAGCAGAAGGTATTCATGGATGCTGCGGCAAAAGCAGATCAGATGGAGATCGAGAAGGCTCGGATCGAGGCGCAAGAGCGTATCGCAGGCGTTCAAGCCGGTGTCAAAACAGCGGCAGAGAAGGCCAGATTGGAAGCAGAGATGGAAGTCAAAGGCGTGGAAATTGGCTCACGAATTGCCAAGGATCGCGCAGAGATGCTCCGCCCTACACCATCAAAACCGAAAGGGTAATTTATGGATAAAGCGCTTGAGGTGCTGATCAAACAGGTACGTGACAAGCGTGATCAGATAGTTGAAGCAGTGGCTAACAACGCGGCCAAAGACTTCGCTGACTATCAAAAACTTTGCGGGGAGATTCGAGGCTTATCCCTAGCAGAGGGCTACATCCTTGACCTCGCAAAGAAAATGGAGTTTTCAGATGAGTGAACTTTTAATCGCCAGTCAAGATGGCGAGACTTCGACGCTGCCAGAAACAGCCGAGGAGAAAGCAAAGCAACTGCCGGAGCCAACTGGGTATCACATCCTAGTAGCGCTTCCGCCTGCCGAGGAAAAGTTTGACAGCGGCCTCGTTAAAGCAGACCAAACCATGTACGAAGAAAAGGTACTGGCAACTGTCTTTTTCGTTCTGAAGATGGGACCAGACTGCTACAAGGATGAAAAGCGGTTTCCCAACGGCCCATGGTGCAAGGAAGGGGATTTCATTCTCGCCCGTCCGAACACTGGCACCCGCCTCAAGATCCACGGTCAAGAGTTCAGACTTCTGAATGATGACGTGGTAGAGGCCGTGGTCCAAGACCCACGCGGCATTAGCCGGGCTTAACAAAGGAGAAACACATGGCAACTATGCAGCAGGATGAATACAAGTTTCCTGATGAGGGTGGCAACGATTCCACTTCCGAGGAATTTGAGTTTGAAATTGAGGATGACACACCGCCGCAGGACAGAGGCCGCGAGCCTATGCCCAAGGAGGTTGTCGAGGAATTAGAGAGCGACGAGCTTGAGGATTATTCGGAGAACGTCAAGCTTCGTCTGAAGCAGATGAAGAAGGTCTGGCACGACGAGCGCCGCGAGAAGGAGGCGGCATTACGTGAGCAGCAGGAGGCATTGGAGTATGCCAAGCGGCTGATGGCGGAGAATCAAACGCTGAAAGGTCGACTGACCCAAGGCGAACAGGTCTACGTCGAGACAGCCAAGAATGCTGCGGAGCTAGAGTTTGATGCGGCCAAGAAAGCGTACAAAGAAGCGTACGATCTTGGTGACGGAGACCAACTGGTCGAAGCCCAAGCACGGCTGAACACCGCGCAGTTTAGGTTGCAGCGAGTTAACGATTTTGTTCCGTCTAGACAAGATCCTGAAACTGAGGTACAAACGCAACCAAATCCAGTGCCTCGTCCTGACCACAGGGCAGTTGCGTGGCAAGAGCGCAACGAATGGTTCGGTAAGGACGAGGAAATGACTAGCTTAGCTCTGGGCTTGCATCAGAAGCTAGTCTCACAGTACGGGGCGTCATATCCGTCCACGGACGAATACTGGAAGAAGGTTGACGACACTATGCGTCGTCGATTCCCAGAGCATTTTGAAGAACGGGAAGAAGCCGAAGCGCCGGAACCAAAACCCCAGCGTGAAAAACCCGCTCCTGTCGTAGCTCCAGCGACGCGTACTACTGGCTCCAAAAAAGTCAAAGTTTCGCAGTCGGCGGTAAACGCGGCCAAAAAATTGGGCGTTCCACTGGATATGTACGTCAAGGAAATGATGAAACTGGAGGGTAAATAAATGGCTGAGAACCGTACACCACGTAATATCGAAACTCGTACTCAAGCGGAGCGTCCCAAGCAGTGGATGCCACCGGAGCTTCTGCCAGAACCAGATAAGCAGCCAGGGTACAAGTATCGTTGGATTCGCGTATTGCTTCAGGGGCAAACTGATGCTCGTAACATTTCCATGAAGTTGAAGGAAGGTTGGGAGCCGGTCAAGGTCGAGGAGCAACCGCAGTATCAACTGCTAGTCAATGGCGAAGGCAGATGGAAAGACTGCGTTCAAATTGGCGATGTGTTGTTGTGCAAGACGCCAGAGGAGTTGGCCGAGCAGCGTAATCACCATTACCTGCAACAGTCGGAACAGCAAATCAAGGCGGTGGACAACAACCTTATGCGGCAAAATGACCCACGTATGCCGCTCTTCAAGGAGTCGAATTCATCGACTTCGAGAGGTGGCGGTACTTAAACTTTTTGGAGTAAACGATGGCATATCCTACTGTATCGAAGCCTTATGGGCTTCAGCCGGTCAATTTGATCGGCGGGCAGGTGTACGCCGGTTCCACTCGTCTGTTCCGTATCGCGGCTAACTACAACACCAGCATTTACTATGGTGATGTGGTCAAGCTGGCCTCTGACGGTACTATCGTCAAAGATACGGGCACAACGACTGCGACTCCGGTTGGCATCTTCTTGGGTTGCACTTATACCAACCCATCAACCAAGCAGAAACTGTACTATCAGTCGTACACGGCCAGCACTAACGCCGATGACATCCAGGCGTACGTAGTGGATGATCCGGACGTTCTGTTCAAGGTTGCTGCTGTTTCTTCCGGTACTACCGTGGCTTTCTACAGCTCGGAGCAGATCGGTCTGAACGCAGCGCTGGTGCAGAACAACGGTTCTAACACCACCGGTGATTCGCAAGTTGCAATTCTTGGCACTTCGTTTGCCACGACTGCATCGTTGCCAATCCGTGTTGTTGATATTGTTCCTGATACTTCGAATAGCGCTAACGGCTATTGCGAGTTCATTTGCAAATTCAACGCACCGTACATTGTTTCCACGTTCACCAATACGTCTAACCTCGTTACCTCGACGGTAACTGGCGGTCATGCGTATCTGAACCCGACTGGTGTTTAAGGAGTAAGACATGGCTATTTCACGCGCACAACTACTGAAAGAGCTACTGCCTGGCCTGAACGCTTTGTTCGGCATGGAGTACGCTCGTTATGGTGAAGAACACAAAGAGATCTACGAAACTGAGACCTCTGAGCGTTCCTTCGAAGAAGAGACCAAGCTCTCTGGCTTTAGTGCCGCACCGGTCAAGAACGAAGGTTCTGCGATCCGGTACGACAACGGCCAGGAAGCTTGGACCGCACGATACAACCACGAAACCATCGCACTGGGTTTCTCGCTGACCGAAGAGGCCATCGAGGACAACCTGTATGACAGCCTGTCGGCTCGTTATACCAAGGCGCTGGCTCGTGCGATGTCGTACACCAAGCAGGTTAAGGCAGCAGCAGTACTGAACAACGGCTTCTCGTCTAACTACCCCGGTGGTGACGGCGTGGCTCTGTTCAGCACAGCACACCCGCTGGTTAGCGGTGGCACCAACAGCAACACTCCGTCGACTCAAGTTGACCTCTCGGAAACCGCGTTGGAAAACGCAGTTATCCAGATCGCAGCTTGGACTGACGAACGTGGTCTGCTGATCGCCGCACGCCCACGCAAATTGGTTGTGCCTCCAGCACTGCAGTTCGTGGCAACCCGCCTGCTGGAAACGCAACTGCGTCCTGGTACCAATGACAACGACGTGAACGCGATCGTTAACAACGGTTCCATCCCAGAAGGCTATACGATCAACCACTTCTTGACCGATACGAACGCATGGTTCCTGACCACTGATGTTCCTAACGGCATGAAGCACTTTGTTCGTACTCCGTTGCAGAACTCGATGGACGGCGATTTCGACACAGGTAACGTACGTTATAAAGCTCGTGAGCGTTATTCGTTTGGCTGGTCGGATCCGCTCGGCATGTTTGCATCGCAGGGCGCGTAATAGAAGGGGGGTGATAAACCCCCCTTTTTTTATAGATTTATGCTATAACGCAGTAACTCCGGGAATCCCGGGTGTGGCAAACAGTCCCGGCTGACGTCAAGCAGATTGCCATACCGAACTCGCTTGAGAGGACAATTCGATGGCTGTATCTACTACCCAATCCATTTGGCGTTCGGGCGGCGGTGATAACACTCGCCAAGCCTATTGTGGCACCGGCGTCATGGCAGCAACCTTCTTCGTTGCTAACGCGGCAGTCTCTGGCAACGTTGTCGTTGCACAGGGTCAGACTGCTGAAGTCATTCTTCCTGCTAACGCTGTTGTAACGCACGTCATGATCACCGATGCTTTGACTTCGGGCACCATGAACGTTGGCTATGTGACAGTTGACGGCGCAACCAACAATGCTTCTTACCTTGCTGATGGCGCTTCTGCTGTGGCAACGATTACACCTGGCTCGACCGGCAACGGCGCTGGCCTTGGTCTTGTGATGAACGCTACCCAGAACGTTAAGATCACAACTCAGAGCAAGAGTTCGGCTGTTGGCAACGTTGGCGGCATCATCCTCTACTACGTTACTGATCCCCTCTTTGGTCAGCAGAACAGCTAATAGGGTGTCGCTATGGCTATGCAAACAGACGTTTTTTCGTATCACGCAGTAAGCTCATCGCTTGCGTATGGCGCACGTTCACGTCTGAAGGGTGTGGTTATATCCCCCGTTACGTCCGTAACTTTCAACTCATGTGTAGTTGATACTGCTGGGGCGTTGACGGGGACATACGATATTCCCGGCTCGACAGTATGTACCGTCACCATAGCTAATCATGGCCTGTCGAATGGCGCACGAGTTGGCTTCGACTTTACTACTGGTGTGGGAATAGATGATGCTTATGTTGTGTCGAATGCGACAACCAACACGCTCACTATAACCACGGCCAATCTAACGACCAGTGGTAATGTGACGATGTACC